CTACTAAGACAAGCAAACGACAACGTATTCACTATTGTTGGTAGGCAAATGGGTGACGGCATGGCAAGGAAAAAAGACGGAGACGTTCTTGACTTGTACGATTCATTTTCCAGAGACTTAGGTGGAAACGGCTCATTAACTACTGCATTTTTAGGTGCGTGTATTGCAACAGCAAAAGCAAATAAATTTGGTAATGATCTATACTTTATACATCACCCAAATGCTATTTTTGCTTTAGCAAACAATACTTTATCAGGATTATCAAATCACGGTATACCTGAAGGTTATTCAGCAGACTTACTTAAAAACTTTTGGAGTGGAATAAAACCGCTTAACGGAGTTCCTGTGTTTGAAGATGGTAACCTAGCAGATAACATTGATGGAAACAATGATGCTAAAGGATTTATTGGAGCAAGAGAAGCAATAGCTTATCTTGAATCAGTAGAACAAAATGTTGAAAGACAGAGAGACGCTTCACTAAGAGCAACAGAAGTAGTGATGACATCAGATTATGGTGTTTTTGTACTTGATGATGCTAGAGGTGCAGCTGCATCATATGATATAGCAGACTTAGCTACAATATAAGGAGAATAGATGGTAGATTATCGTAGAAGAAAAGAACTAAGCGCAGAATTAAACGCTGCTGGTTATAAAGCAGAGATGTTAGATTCTTGGCAACCAAAAGTTGACTTGTATTTTCACGTAGACAACTGGAATTACGCTAAAAATAAAATAGTTAATCCGAAAGGAAGTAAACTAAAGAATCAACCCGGAAATCCAGAACATGTGTTAAATCAAGCAAGAAGAGGAGTTCTTAATTATCCACCATCTGCTACTTGTGTTTGTCAGTTTTGTCAACTAGAATCAAAAGAGAATGAACTTCCTAGAGATACATCTGGGAAGTTCGTTTCAAGTAAAACTAAATAACTAGGTGTAAAGATCAGACGAGCCTAGTATAAATTTTTCGACTGATCGCAGGGTAAAATGAAACCTGTAAAATTAAAAAAAAGGATAAAACAATGAGTTTTCCAAATGGAATTTATGGCAAGTATGGTTTTGAAAAAGACACAACTTCTAGCCAAAAACATGTATTAGGAACAAGAATGGAGTTACCTGATGGTAGAGTTTTTAGATACTCTGAAATTGGTGGTTCCAATATAGCAGCAGGCGCTGTTGTACAAGCGGCAGCAGGAGTTGCAGCACACGATCAAGATTTACTTGTAGCAGCAGCCAGTGCAGGCGACACAACAGTTACGCTTTCTGGATCGCTGACTATTACTAAAGACCAATACAAAGATGGTTATATGCACATAAACTCTGGAGCAGGCAGAGGTGGGCAAATATACAGAATAAAATCTAATACTGCCGTATCTGGTGCAACAGGTTGTGTACTAACACTTGACGAAGAAGATGGCTTACAAACAGCTTTGGTTGCTGGTTCAGGCAATACGGAAGTTGGGCTTTCTGTAAATACTTACAGCAATGTAATTATTTCGCCTACAACAGTAAGTAACGTAGCAATCGGTGTTGCTCCAACAATTTTAACAACTAACTATTATGGTTGGTTGCAAACGTGGGGTCCAGCATCAGTTCTTGCTAATGCAGCAGGTGTAATAGGTGAACACGTTAGAGTAGGTGGTGCAAGCACTGCCGGTGGTACTGAAGATTTAGACAGAGATGGTACTGGAGAAAACGAACAAGCAATTGGTGTACAGATGTTAATAGCATCAGCAGCAGCAGATTATGCGCTAGTTTTCTTACAAATTTCAGCATAACAATTAAATATTATGTAGCGGGTAACTGTTTGAAACCTCCAAGAATCATTAAGTTATATGCCCGCTACTAATTAGGAGATTTATGAGCGATTTATGGACACCACCTTCAGCTACACACGATGTATCGTTTAAGTCTGGAACCCTTAGAGATGGGGAAGGCACAACTACTCATAAAATTAAAGTAGTAGATCCTGAAACTAAAAAAACAGGTGAAGTAGTTGTAATAGCAGAAAGCGATATTAGTCAGGCACGTCTTGAAGATATGATAGGCACTGCTGTTGAAAATTGGACAAGAGAAGTCCGAGAAAAATTGCAACGCAAAGATGGCAAAGTTGCTCCAGTTACCGATGAAGAAAAGAAAAATGTTGGTATATCTGTTCGTGAATATATAAAAGAAAAACGTAAAATGTCTGAAAGCACAAACAATAAATTATATTACTAATGGCAATAAACACAAAAACCAAAACAAGAAAACAAATACGTCAAGCAATTGGCGACATGACAGGAGCTATGGTCACTGGTACCGTAAGTTCAGGTTCAACTACTACTGTTCTAGATACTAATGGTTTAACCGGCGGAGACGATGAATACAATGGTAGTTTTATAGCAGTAAGCGATAATGCAGGAGTCACAGATTCAGAATACAAAAGAATAACTGATTATACTGCAAGNTCTTTTACTTTAACTTTGCAAACTGCANTGTCTTTTACTCCAGCATCCGGAGATTTATATGAAATATGGGATGAACGTATGCCACCAGANCGTGTAAATAATATTATTAACGATGCAATAGAAGAAGCATCTGCAACTTTTTTAGTTCCTGACCAAGACGAATCCTTGTGCGGGTCTAATTTGCAAAGAACTTACACAATACCTAGCAACATTAAACTTTTAAAAAATGTCAAAATTAGAAACAAAGTATTATCAAAACTTTTAAATTCTGCAAATACTAACGATTGGACAGCAGGAAGCAATGTAACTGTAGCTAAAGACACAAAAGACTACAGAGAAGGCGGGGCATCTCTAAATTTAACAGTTGGCAGTGTGGCAGATGAAGAAGTTTTAGCTTATAAAGCAATAACCTCAGTTGATGTAAGCAATATGAATAAAATAGAATTTTGGTTTAAATGCAACAAAGCTCTTAGCGCTGGAAGTTTAAGACTTGAATTGCACAACAGCACAGCTACAGGAAGCGATCAAGTATCGGCAGCAGAAGAAGCATTAACCTTTCCAAGTTCTGCTGTATCCGCTAATACATGGACAAGGGCAGTGCTAACAACAGCATCTCCAGAAAGTAACGTAGCAATTATAGGTTTAAAAATAGTTTCTAATCACGCTACAGAGTTAGATTCTTCTGAAGTATGGATTAATCGTATAACAGCTATAGCTTCTGACACAGAAGAATTTGAAGATATGGGCAAGTCTGGTTGGCTGTGGAGAGTAAACAGAGAAGATCAGACTTTAAATTTTTCTCCACAAGGTAGAGCGCAAATTAATAATGAAAAAATTAAACTAATAGGATTTGACATACCCGCAGCTTTAACAACTGACACAGCAACTTGTGAAATAGATGCAACAACTATTGAATATTTAAGTGCAGCAAGATTATTGCAAGCAATGTCAGGCGGAAGGCTAACTGATGTAGATGAAAGCAGAACATTAGCTAACCAATATAGACTTTTAGCAGCTGACAGGATGTCTAGAGAACCCACTTACTATGGCGTAGAGACGTTGTAATGGCTTCAGTAGTAGATCAGAACGAAATACTGCTAAATGACGTTAGATACCCTATTAGCTCGCCACCAAGAAAGGTTTTAACTTCACTGTTCGCTCCAAAAATAACAGTGGGAGATACAAGTCCTCAAGCACAACAACATGTTTCTACAATAGCTTGGGATGATTTTAGAGGTGGTATTGGAATTGAAAGAGGAATAGATAGCAGCACAATAGACAGGTGTTGGTTTAGCGATTTAACTCTTAGGTTTAAAGATCATTTAATTCTAGGACCATTAAGTTCTAATATTAGCGCTCCTTCTGGAACAGACAACATAAGCTCAATACATGATTATAATAATAAATTATTTATAACCTTTGGGTCAGCATTGTATGAATTACAGGCTGGTTTAAATTATGCAAGTATATCAACTCTTGCCGGGTCAGTTACAGATGTAAAAACAATACGAATTAGTGGAGCATTATTTATCTTTTGGGCTTGTAATTTAGATGGATATTCTTATTCAAGTAATGGAACATCTACTACTAACTCAGATGCTTTTACTCCTAAATTTATAACTGTATGGAATGACAGATTGTATGGCATTAGCGAAGCGGGGCTATTAAAATACTCAGCTAACGGCACTTCTTGGACTGGTGATGCTCAATTAAATTTGCCAGATGATACTGTAACAGATTTATTTGTAGGAAGAGATGTAAACGGAAACCCAATATTGTATGCAAATACAAAAGTAGGTTTATTTGTGCATGACAATGCTAATACTAAATGGTTAGAAAGCGAAGTAAGATTTCCTTTTCATCCTTTAGGTGGTCAAGGCACAGTAAATTGGAGAGATGCTATTTATTTTCCTGTAGGACTGGGTGTTTATAGGTATAAAGTTGCACAAACAAGTACATTAGCAACTGTNGGACCNGACAGAGATCACGGTTTACCTATTGATGTGCGTGGAAATATTAAAAAATTAGTAGGAACTCATAATGATTTAGTTGCGTTGTGTGACGGAACATCAGGAACAGAAGGTTTGCTGTTTCCTACAGGTGCAAATGGTTCAAAAGGCGGTTTCGTAGGTTCAGAAGTAATAGAAAATAGCGGAAACAGTTCTATTTTAGCTTTCAATGAGTTAGGGTATCAAGTTTTATGGAGAGGAACTTCTTCTGAAGAAATTGCAACAGAAGCTTTTGTTTCTACAGCTTTAAGAACTAGCATTAGCGATCCAGAATATAGATTATGGTTTTCTGCTGGTAATGTTTTATATTATCAAGATTTAAGCAAAGACATCATTAACCCTGACCAAACAACATCTTTTAATTTTGCGCCTAGCGGATCAATTCAATTGCCTAACTTTGATGCTGACGATATTACTTCAGACAAATTAGCAGTAAAAATGAAAATTGAAACACAAGGCTGTACTTCAAACGAAACTATTACACCGTTTTATTCTATTGATGATGCAACGGCAAGTGACGGAACAATTAGTTATACTCAATTTAAAGATACGTCTGGTAATAATGTATCTATTACTTCTGACGGTGTTACGGAATTAGTTTTTTGCGATTCTGATAATGACCCTGTAGGTAAAACTTTTAAATCAATACGTTTTAAAATGGAATATGCTAGAGGTACAACAACTACTGTTAGCCCAGCAATTACACGAATGGAATTTAGCTTTAGAAGAAAGCTTACTCCTAAGTTTGGGTGGCAAGTAGGAATTAATTTGATGATGCCTAAAGGAAGAAAATCTTATAAAGGAAAAACAAGCAAACAAATGCAAGACAATTTAACTACAGCAATTAATTCTAATGAATTAGTTGAGTTTACATACAAAGATAGTGACACAAGTAGAACTTATTATGTAGATGTAGCGCAAGTATCAGGGTTAGAGCTTACAGGAACAGATGAAAGATTTAGCAAACAAATAACTTTATTGCAAGTGTAATGACTACTAATAGAGATTTTTCAATAGCACAGCAAAACACTAAAGAAATAGCACAACCACCTGCTGATTTTGCAGGATCATACCCTGAGTATGTAACTTATATAACTTTATTAAGAAATAATTTAAGACCAGATATAGATTTTATTTACCAATCAAGACAAATGGGCGGAAGAGTTGAAAGAGGTGGTTTAGTTCTTGATTTTTCATTTATAAACCCACCAGATTTAGCTATTAACGTGCAAGGTGTATACTATCACTATGAACAAGGTTCAGTTAACATAGCAAAAGATTTGATAGCTAGAGAACAATTAGCTTCACAAGGAGTAACTTTGATATTTGTAGATGACATTGATTTATTAGAAAATCCGGATTACTTTATTAAAGAAGCATTAAATTATAGAGATCACTCTAGAATAGGAGCAGGATAATGTCAGAACTAACAGGATATTTATTTGATAACGCAGGTGCAGCAATAGAAAACGCTACAGTCCAATTGCTTACCAAAAACACAACTACGCAAATAGCAGCAACTACAACAAGTTCAACTGGTCAATGGACTTTTAGCAGCCAGCCAGCCGCAGCATATGATGTTAAATTAACTTTTGGTTCGTCTATTAGGTACATAAAAGCAGACCAAGAAGTTCAAGCTACTATGGGTGAATTTATAAACAGCCAAAGCAATTCTACATACCCATTAAGAGTTGAAAATGCTACTAACAACGCATCTAACGCTGTATTAGAACTAAGAGGTAATAATTCTACAAGGGCTGACGGTGACGAAATATATGTTTCTTTTAAAATGGATGACTCTGGTGGTAATGTAACTGAATTTGCAAGAATAACTGCTGAAGCTAATGATGTTACAGATACTGAAGAGGATGGCGAACTTAGGTTTGGTGTAATGGTATCTGGAACATTAACAGATGTATTTACAATTAATTCTTCTACGTCAGGAGTTACTGATATGAATTTAGACGTATCAGGAGATTTAACGCTTGATGCTGATGGTGGAGATATATTTTTTAAAGATGGTGGTACTACATTTGGTAGTGCTACCAACAATAGTGGTAACTTAATTATTAAATCAGGAACTACTACTGCTCTTACATTTACTGGATCAAGCGTAGCTGTAGCAGGTGATCTTACGATTACTGGAGATGATTTAACAATGGGTACAAATACTGATGGATTTGTATTAATAGCAGACGGAACTAACTACAATCC